GACAGTCTTTGTTTAAGGTCGTTAATATCTGCTGTGGAGCTAGTTAGTTTAGACTCCATCTTAAAAATAGTTTCTTGATTAGCTGTAATAGTATCTGTTAAAGATAATACATATCTTACAGATGTAAATGTTCCTGCAATAATTGCTGCCACAACGGGAACAATTACAATATTCTTTTTAAACCACTCTAATTTACTTTTTGTTTTTTTCATTATAATGCCTCACTACAAGCAAAAGATATTCCGTATTTACTTACATGATCTGTATCCCAAGAAAATTCGTTATTATCTAATCTCATAATTGTTGTTGTGTTTAAATATACGACTAATGTGTCGTCATTGATTGTTTCTATACCTTGCCTTAATGCTGGTTCTATTTTGACGTTAGCTTCACCACTGCCGTCAGCACTTACATCAGCAGTAACCATATATAGATAAGAATTTATCTGTATATAATCTCCAGCTTTAAATACGTTTGATCTACTTGCAGTAAAGCCATCTAATGCTACTTGATTACCTGTTTGACTAGCACCATTGACTCTTACTGTTCCTGTAGCAGTACCCTGAATTGTTTTTCTATCTTGATCACCTAATTTAAAAGTTCCTCTAACACCTCTTAATTGTAAAAAGAAAGATAACCATATTGATGCGTTATCTTTTAACATTGGTGGTAGAGTCATAGTCGTAGCCCATTGTTCTCCACTATGTTGATAGACTTGTTGTTGAAAAGTAAAAGGTGATTGTGTTAATCCAACTATTCTTCTTAAACTCCAATTCTGTGTTTTTATACCTGTAGCTGTAGGTAGAGTTAAAGGATATGATGGTGTAAATACTGCCATAATTAATTACCGAATGCCTTACTAAATTTTCCGCCTCGTTGCTTTGCGTCAGCAACAGCAGATATTGTTGAGTTTTGTATTGCTGGTAGCATATTCATAACTTCTGCTCTTACAGTATTAGTTACACCAACAGCAAAGTTTAAATTTTGTGTTATGTTTATTCCTGAACCTCCTGACATAATACCTTTTGTATCTGCATTATTTTTTATAGTTCCTGCTCCTCCAGGTACAAATAATTCAGGTCCACGTTCACCAACTAGAGTAGGTGATTTAGGTTGAATGGTACCTCCACTTGCTGCATCACCAACTGCAACACCTTGATCACCACCAGTAAATATACCTGCAACACTTTTAACAATACCTCCTAGAGATATTCCACCACCTCTATTACTTCCTTTAATTCTTTCCTCAATCTTTCTTTGTATATCGTCAAGTAGCATTACTTTAATAATCATCTTTTGTAATTCAACAACGATTTCTTGTAGTATAGATGTAAAGTCTAGTGTATGTAATTTACCCCTAGCCATAGCATCAGCTATCTTATCTCCTACATTTGCGAAAGTTCCACCGACAGTTGTTGCAACTTTATCAAGTCTTTCTTGTAAATCTATTTGTGTATGTAGTTCTTCGTTTTGTGCAATAAGATCAGGCATAGCTAATATTAATTGATCTTGTACTGCCTTAACTGCTTTTGGTCCCGTACTACCTAACTTCTTAAATAAATCGTCTGTTAATTTTGCAATACTATTGTTAAGTGCCTGTTGTTTTGATGTCTTACCTAAATTTTGTATTGTTCTGTTAGTAGTCTTTTCACTATTTTTTATAGCATCTTTTCTTAAAGTTGCTAGTGTATGTTCTTGTTTAACTTCTTCTTCATTTTTGCCTTTTTTTCTATGAAAATTTCTTTCTTCTTGTTGGGCAAGAACTGCCTGTTGTGCTTTTAGCTCTTTAATTAAATCAAGTATTTCATTGTATCTTTTTTGTGAACCACTTAATACACCCTCGTCCATAAATGATTCGTCTTCTAAAACTACTAATTCGTCTAATTCTTTCTTATATCTTTTGATTTGTTCATTTACTGCTTGTAATGTTTTTAACCTACTTGCTTCAACATCTGCATTAGCAAATGCTTTACTTAAAAGATTAATTGCACCAGTCAAACCATTAACTAATACTCTACCTAATTTAGTCTGTTCAAAGAATAAATCTAAATTTTCTAATAAAGAATCTATAGCACCAGCTAAACCACTTGCTGCCTTTACACCTGCACCACCGACTTGTTCGTTTAATGCTTTTAGAATAATTTTTTGTGCTTCTGCCTTTTCGCCAGTCATAGTTAAAACTTTAATGACTTCTTTTTGATCATCTGTAAAAGATACACCAACACGTCTTAATGCACCTAAACCTACTATAGGGTCTTCAAGTGCTTTACCTAATTGAGTAGCACCTGTTTTTAAATCACCAAAACCTACTTCTGCTAAATCTTGCGATAATCTTAAAGCATCTTTAAATACGTCACCTTGAATAGATTTGAATGTAAGTAATATACCTGCTGCATCTCTAACTTTAGATACTGATGCTAATGTTGCAATACCTATCTCTCTTGATAAGTCCTCAACCTCTGTCAAACTTAAACCTGCTGCATTACCAGTTGCCTTTAAAATACCTTCTAGTTTAAACATCTGTCTTTCAACAGCTGCAGTATTTTTTACTATTTTAGTTAATGCCAAACCTGCTGCAACAAAAGCTGCAGTGAATCCTAGTGTAGTTAATTTAACTCTACCTACAATAGCACCTATGGCAGATATACGACCAGCTACTGGTCCTAATGGTCCTTGTACTGCTGCAATAGAACCAGCAACGTTACTGAAAGACCTTTGTATATTTTTGTTACCTACTACTGCTTTTTTAGCAACTTCTTTATTTTTCTTTCCAAATTTAGCAATATCAGAAGTAGCTTTATTTACCTTACTTCTAAATTCAGCAGTTTTTGATCTTAAAACTATTTCTATTGTGTTTAATTGTGTAGCCATATTAGTCGGGGAATTTCCTCATTAAATCTTCCATTTCATCTTTTAGTAATGGATTGTTAGTTTTGTTTTTGCCATTCTTTAAATGATAACCATTCAAAGCTGACATAAATTCAGTTATTGATAAATCCCAAAATACTTGTGGGGAGAAACGCAGAATACCTAGACCTATTTCTAAGTATTGCTGGATTGGGTATTTTTCGACTCGTTCTCCCCCTGATCTAAAGGGGAATCTTCTTCTTTTTCTTTGTTGTTATCTACAAATATTGTACTTAAAACATTACCACATAATACTGCAGAATTTACTAAATTAGTCTGCATGATCATATCACCAACTGCTGATTGAACATATTTACCACCCGCACCTTGTAATGCTTCGTGTAGAACAATTAAAACAGTTTGAAATGAAAATTTATTAGTTGCAAGTTCTTGTGCTACAACCATTATAGATTTACCTGTCTTGTTTTCTATATTTACTATACTTTCAAAGGTAAGTCTAAAAGTTCTTTCTTTATCTCCTAGCTTACCTTTGATCTCGCCTTTATACTGATTCGCCATCTGTGTCCTTTTCTTTCGTTGCTTCGTATTTTTTAAATTTCTTAAGTGTTTTATTAGACCTAATTATATCAGTTGTAGCAACTGATTCACAAGTTAATTCTGATCTATCTTTTAAAATTTTAATATTTTGCACAACTACTTTATCGACACCGATAATGATATGGTCATAAGGTTTAACTGGTATATCAATTTTTGCTTCGACAGTTATTACGCCCTTTCTAGTAACCTTGTAAAAACCGTTATATGTTTTATCTCCAACCTTTATCTCAACCATTTTGTACCCATTTGTCCATTCCATATTATTCCTTATTAGTTATTAAGCATTTGTATAAGTCATAGTACCATTAGATTCAAGAGTTACTGAAAAAGTTTCTTCTCCGTTGTATTCTCCTGCTCTTTCGTACGATGTAATTATAAAAGCACCTTTTACAGTTGATCCATCTCCGAAAACTAAATCGTAATTTACTGAACTTCCTGTGAATGCTGCTCCTCTTAAATTGTTTTCTCCAGCAGAATCTGTAAATACACCACTTGCTGATACAGACATACTTCTTATGCCCATGTTTGAACCTAATGCTCTACCTATATCATGTCCTGATGAACCTGTAAATGTTGCTGAATCTTTTGCTGTAATATCTACTATTTCTCCATTGATAGTCATTGATGTACTTCTTAAGCCACCGATAACTACTGCACTTCCACCACTATTGTCTTTGAGTAAGAAGCTACTACCTTTTTGTGCTGCCATTTTTTTTCTCCTTTATTTATTCTTGTTGTTTATGAACTTAAAACAAATACACGAAATCTTTGTAATCCATGCGTTGTTAATCCATCATTTTCTTTTATAATATCAGAAAACTCAAATCTCATATTAATTAGATCGGCTCCTGATACTGATAAACTCGATTCGTGTAGTATGTCATAAACAACAGACATAATATTTTTAATTTCTACACTTCCTCTATACCTTGAAAAGGTGTGAACTTCAATAGTGAAGTCCGTACCTTTCTTGTTTTTAGTTCCATTATCTACCATTGTTTGTTCCCCTATTTTTACATAAGGGAATGCTGTTCCCTCTGGAACAAAATCATAAACGTCTGTCACTAAATTCTGTAATGTACTGCTTTGATCTAAAGCATTGAAAACTGTTTGTTGTAATGCTGATGCGTAATCACTCATTTTGCTAATCCTTTTATTACTTGAACAACTTTGTTAAAAGTAGCTTGTATTATTTTAGGTGTGCTTTTGACTGATGCAGGAAACAAAAATGGTCTTGGTTGCATTTTACTTGTCCCATATTCTAAAAATTTTGAATAATGTGCATTACTTTGTACTTGAACTTGATCTTTACTATTTTTTACAATTATTTTATTTACTAAATTACCTGTATCACTTGCTGGTGCTTCTCCAGGTGCAGATGCTCTATGTTGCCTACGAGGATTATATTTTTGATACATTATACCTGATTTTGCACCTGTCTGAATACTCTTAACAGCTTCTGATCTAATTAACTGTCCTCCACCCATTAAAACTTCTTGTAATGGTCTTTCCATAGAAATTTCTAATTTTTCTAATTGTTTTATTGTTTCTTTTAAATTGTTAATTCTAATTGTAGTTTGCATTATGCTATACCTACATTTTCTTTAGCTTTAATAGTTATAAAATTATTATTATCGTTCTCGTCATTAATCTGTACTATGTCAAATAATCTTGATCCAAACTTAATTCTTTGTGCTGTAGTTATCCCACTTCTATATCTAATCAAGAACTCATGTGTATGTGGATTCTCTACTTGTCTTCCTGACTTATCATTAAATATTTGTGTCCCACTTTTAGGTGTTATTTTAGCAAACGCAGTTATTACATCAGTATAACTTGCTGCAGAAAAACCACCATAGCCATCTGCACCCTGACTCAAACTTTGTATCGTTATTGGGTTTTTTAATTTTCCTACTCTTGATACTGCCATTTTATACTCCTAAAGGTCTATCTAATCTTTTAATAGTGAAAGGTTGTAATAACATTCCTATTGTTTTTGGTATCATATTTACTGACATACTTGTTGCTACTTCTCTATTTTCATA